AACTCATTAACCATGAGTGGGAACAACCCGCCACCAGGCGGCGATGTTCCTACGGCTAGACTTCCTCCTGATCCAGGAGGATTGTGGATGCCGAACAGTATGAAGGTTTCCGGTTTCGAAGATTTGGACGTGGATGTGCGTGCTATTTGCAGAGAGCAAGGTTATCGTACAGTGAGTGACTTTGTGGGCAAGGACTTGTTCGCTTCAGCGACGCGTGGCTTGAAAAGCAAGCTTTCTGACACCAAACAAAGGGTCTGGCAACTGTGTATGTACACAAGAGGCTGGACTTGTGCGGTTCTCAGTAAAGAAAATGCTTATTTGAGTCATTACGTTCGCGTTAGCTTGAGCAAGAAGAAGCCTAACAAATGTGACTGCCATTGTTTGGTAGCTCTTGTTAGTCGAGATGTTCCGAAGATCGATTTCCCTAGTGACTTGAAGGAGAGACTTACCTTGAAGTCTAACTATGTCCGTCACCGCAAGAATTTTGGACATGCAGATCCAATTTACTTGCCTAGCGGGCCTTTCGACAAAATGCCTTTGTTGACCGATGCAGCTGTAGACTCAATGGTCGCAGCCTTGATTGCATCCAAGCTGGAGCAGAAGGTTTATTATTATGAACCGGCTGTGGTCGCTTGGGATCAAGTTATCGTGCCACCAAAGCTAATTCCGAAGACAGTTGAACCTGTTGAATTACCTCAGGTGAATTCAGTTGTTTCCACTACTGCTGCCTCAGAAACTTTGATTTCCGAGCCTGCTATTGTGGCGGCTGAAACCCCCGAGGTTGAGCGAAAATTCAAGAAGGTGGTTCTTTCTGAGCGCGGTAAGCGTGGTGGGAGGAGGCAAAAGCAGCGAGAACCCGGATTTTGTTGGTTGAAGATGGTACCTTATGAGTTTTGGGATAAAGCTATTGTCTGCCTTGGCAAGTGGCCAGACAGAGAAGCACTGACGGTGTTTCTAGCTTCTCTACCCTATCTCAGAGAAGGGTTTTTCTTCAGGCAAGAAAAGGGCAATTTCTGGCATGTCGTTGCTGACCCCTTAGGCAGAAAACATGAAGCACATCAGACCAAGATTTTGGACAAAGCCAATATCTACCCTTATTTGGGTGGTCGAGAGTGTCTTGGCGATTTTGAAGAGATCGCTACAGACAATGAGCTTCAGGAAGTTCTGGTCGGAGGTGTCGAGGAGATCACTTTTGATGATTTGAGCAGCTTGATGCGCTCAATGTCAGAAGTGTTTGCTAGTCACGAGAAGGAGGCACTGGATTTGAGCAGCAGTTTGCGCTCGATCGTTGCTTCAGTTGAGGAAGATGTCGATGAGGACTTGGAGTCTGCGGAGGATGATGCTGCGCTTGCGCGCCTATCCGCGGAAGAGAGTGAGCCAGAAGTTCAAGAAGAGGTACCTGTTATGGTGAAAGGCGCTGGTGACTGTTGGAAGAAAATCCCAGGGTTCTACAAAGGCGATCAATTTGAGATGTGTGCTGCTGATCTAGCAGACCTCATCTCTGATATTGACGACGACTTTGGTGAATACTTCGTGGTCATTGAGTGGTGCTGGCAAGAAGACGGAGATCTCCATGTGATAAAAGCTCATTCAGCATGGAATTACAATTGTGGCGAGAAATGGTGTGAGCACGACGTTCCAGGAGCTTACACTCAGCGGGAGTTCAAAGAGTTACTTAGAGCCAATCAGACCCGATTGGTCGGTTCCTCTAGAGAAGCAGCCAGTCCTATGGATAAGGCTTTGGCGGCGCATAGGTCTCCGGACGTTGTTCGGGCCATAGATGCTGCTACTTCCGCAGTAGTCATGAGTCAATTACCTGAGATGAACATAATTTGCCCTTACGCGATTCCGGCTGTCAATCAAGTGGCAGCTAATGACTTGGCTATCCCTTGGTCAGTCAGAAACGCTGTGCCGCATAGACATCCTATTCATGCGGCCATTAGGAGGCAACAGTTTCACGAGGTTTACCCGAAAATGATAAAATCCGATGTGACTTTTGTCAGTGCTGGAGCAGCTAACATGGACTTGTTCCGCAATGCTTGGGCTGGGAGTGGAGTTCGACACAGTGTCAATGTTGTGAATCCCATAGTAGATCTGAAGGACATAGGCCGTTATGCAGGAACTGAGACAGTTCCAAATGACGTGTTTAGCTTGCCTAACGATATTCAAACTGCTACCGTGGTGTTCAGTGACTCCGGCATGTGGTGTAGTCCCGAGTGGTTGGGTGCTTTCTTTGCGAATAATAGAGCGGTGCAAGAGGTGCTGATTTCTCATGTTTTCCCTTTGGTGTCTCTGAGCAGTGTGACTTCGCCACAGCCTGCTCTTTACACATTTTCTAAGCCCGATAAAAACACCCTCATCTACGTTGCGGAAGGTGATACTGGTGGTAGTTACGAGCAACCTGCGAACGCAGGCATTCTGTTGGCTCGAGAAATCACCGGTCTCAGATCTGGCTTCACAATTCGAGGGGGGGTGGTACACTCAGTACTAAATTCTCACATTCAAGTCTGGTCTAGGTACAATTTGGAGGTTCCACATTACATTCCCATTCACATGCCCGACATGATGCATGTGCCGCGAGTGTTCGTGGATCAACCCAAGGACTTGTGTTTGATACCGAGAAATTTGTTCTGGGCAGTTGTTACTTATGGCAAAGCGATGGGCAAGAAAACAGTGGACAAAGAGATGCTTGTCGGGAAAATCAGGATGATGAATCTGAACGAAAATGACATACCAGTGGGAGATCTGGATTGGATTGTCGCAGTCATGAACGCTTGTATCAAGTGGGAGATCAGCTCAGAGGATCTCACTAGAGACTATAAGACGTTTACGGGCATGCTCGATTACAAAATTCGGAAACGCTTCCTGGGCAAATGGCGGAAATGGACTGGCGCGACTGGGCGTGTGGAGCGTATGAGAAAGATTGTCTCCGGAGATAGGAGAGTGGTCACTATTCCAACCATTGTCATGAAGTTGGATGGTTTCGGTGGCGAGTATGGAGTCTCATGGCATATAGATCCAGATTCAAAAGCCTCCTTTTGGCAAGCTTGTAGGCGGTTCTTCGCCGATACTTTTGACTGTGGCATGGATCGTGTGGATCAAGTCGTTACCTTGGGCAAAGACGGTGTTCTAAGAGCTAATAACGCAATTTTCTACAACCGGAGAAACATGCGGTGGCTCAAGCCTTCTGAGATTAAGGATACGCAGCGCAGAGCTTTTAGACAAGCGTGGGAACCTAATTTGCTACCTCCGATTAAACCGAAACCCAACAATAGAGTCGAGCCCGATGTTCTTTCAGTGACGAGTTCCACGTCAGACTCGGACGCCACTCTAGTTGGCTCTGGTATTGACGACTGGAAGAAGGAGAAGAAGTTTGATGGGGCAGAATGGGAGGATGATTGTCTCCCTCATGGCATTGACGAAGTCATCCAATGCTGTCCTTATGGTCCTATAAAGCAAGCGCATGAAAACACATTGTTGTACTTCAGGCTTTGCGACAGGAAACATGCTCCGGAGGTTGAAGTTACAGGAATTCCTCCAGGAGATAGTAAGGCGCACCGAAGGAAGACTTACTCGACCTTACGCATGGAAGTGAACACTCAGCAGGAGCGATTGGACGCCTCGCCAAGGTCTTTGTACAAGCAACGTAGTAGGGAGTTCTCGTCCTCTACCAGCACTTTGGCATCTTCGGAAGAGAGCATTCCGGGGGCCGACTCGTACTCTGAGGAAGTCAAAGTACCGCCTGACAAGAAAGTGACGAAAAAGAAGTCAAAAGAGTTGGTGCAGAAAACCATAGATACCCAGTTGCGGAGGATGATTGAATTGTCAGAAGCGATTGATGCGCATCAAAATAGTCCTGCTTTACCTAGGAGAAGGTGTGAAGGTATCCCCTTCAAAATGCCAAAAACCACCACTTGGGATGAGCGTGAGGCAGATTTCATCAAACTAATGTCTAAAGGACCTTGGCCTGCCTTAGGTGGCGCTATTCGCACCCTAGCTGGGCCTCAGTTGTGGGACAGTCTTTATCCTAAGACCACTGGAGTTAGAATTGACAAGGCTCCGTTCAAGCCTTTGATATATCCGAAGCGCTCTTATCCAAAACAGGACTGTTTGGTCGTAGCATTGGCCACGGTATCCAGGTTGCCCACGGAAACCGTGTTCTTGGCCATGTTGCGAGCTTTTCCGCATGATTGCTTGAAGACGGATGATCTGACGACTGACTGTATTACACCTTTTGCGTTGGCCAATAATCTGCAAATCAAGGTGTTCTCAAAACCCACTAAAACTAAAGCAGCTTTCCTTATGACAGTTCATGGTGTTCGGGGAAATGCTAGCTTGAGCATTGAGTATTCGGACCACCACTTTACAGCGTTGGAACAGAAATTGCCCTTGACCATTCGAGAATTGGGACCAATTCCAGAGGTTAGTCGGGAAGCTAAGTGGTTGATCGGCAAATTACGACAAAACCCAATGATCACTTGGATAAACATTCAGCCTTCAGCTGAAATTGGGAGGATGGCAGTGCGATGCATGATCCAAGGTGAATTGGACTTGATTGGTAGTAATCATTTGAACCATTCAATTCTCAAAGGTTGGGAGGAATCCTTGAAAAATATGAAGTTACCTAACCTGGATTTGGGCTTGATCTGCGGAGATCCGGGGTGTGGAAAAACTTCTGGGATTATGGAAAGTCTTAGAGATTACCGAGCGCACTCAGGGCGAGCTTTTAGCATAGCGTTAGGGAAGAATGGCCTACGTGAGATGTGGGCTACGAAGTTGGGTGTCAAAGATAAGAAAGGCCCACTTCGTCAATCATCGCCAAATTACATGTGTACCACTACCAGCAAAGCCATGGCTGAAGGCCATTGGGGTTGGGTTATGGCGAGCGATGAAGCGATGTATTTCCCTGGTTGGCATGCTTTGAAGGCAGCAATGTTCCCTCATGTGAAAACCCATTTGTTCTTGTTTGACCCTCATCAATGCACTTGGCACAATCCGAAGGAATGCACGTTGAACAATGCGAATATTCCAAAGGAGGAAGCTATGTACGGGGCAAGGTGCAAGACCTTCATCACCGGCTCTTTGCGGTTCGATGAGGGAGTTGGAAATTTCTTCAATTTACCAGTATTCAAGAAGCTGGGAGGTGGTTTCCATTATACCACGAAAAGGGTTGAAACTGAGGCAGACATGAGAATCTTTTTCCCTAATAAGTCCGAGGAGTGGATAGCGCACGCTTGGGAGAACAAGGTTTTGGCAGTTGCGAGTGACGTGAGAAAGCGCGTGAAATTGTCAGTAGAGCAACAAGATGCAGATACTTTTGTTGGGACTCAAGGCTACGACGAAGATGTTTGCATTGTGGAGCTGACTGATGAGGCCATGCGCGTGGACGCGAGAACGTTGTATGTGTTGGGAACCAGAGCTCCGCACATCATCTGGTGCTGTTTGTTTAATCAGACGTATGAATCAACACTGGCCGTGGCAGACAACATAGTATTGAAGGAGATCATGCATTATGCCCCATATTACATACCTGGCGAACCAGTCAGGATAGTGAAGGAGCACAGTGTGAACATCAAAAGTCTCTTGAAAATCTTACCTCCAGACACACGGTATGTGTTGGCGGCTAAACCAGAGTACTGCGTGAATCGCAAGTTTGTGGAGAGTGAGTATCCTGAGAGTCTTTGGACAGATTTCCTGCCCAGGGACATAGTGCAAAGAGGCGGGCACACGATGTTGAGCCGAGATGACCCTGCTTATCAAGATCCGCGAGCTAATCTATTCTTACCTCACATGACTCTGGTTCCGGCAGTTCATGTTCCCGAACCGGAGATTCCAGACCCAAGCATACCTATGCCTAGGTTGGCAACTACAGTGCCACCTGAGAATCCAGAGGTGCTCAATGAACATTTGTTGAGTCAGAGACGAGAGCGGTTCACAGTGGAGTTGGAAAGCAGGGGTGAGTACACAGACCAAAAACCTGATTTGTATATTCCACGGTATGATGCGGGGATTATAGTCGGGAAATTGAAAGCTGAATTGCGAAAAGATGCCGTGGCACGTTATCCGGCTACAGCTTTCAATGCTAGGAAAAAAGCCACTATGGAAGCGACTCGAAAGTTGCAATCCATGTTGAAGGCAAAAGGGAAAGACAACCCTACCCTTTTCTTGCCTAAGTGGCTAAATCTGGCTAACCATCATAGAACAAAGGACGCACCCTTGTATCGTACTGGCATGGAGCAAAGAATCAGACGACAAACACATGCAGAAAATTATGTAGAATATGCTAATCAAATGGAGTTCGGCGATGAGTGTTTCAGAGCTTTGAAGAGGTACATGAACTGGTCAGACACTCCAGTCGGGCTAGATCAATCTCTTTATGAGCAAAGTGTGCAGCTTTTTGATGAAAGTAGAGCTGAAAGGTCTCAGGCTTTGAAGCAGTCTTCCTTGAACAGGGCGGACACAGATTTCAGGCCTACAGTGGTTATCAAGCAACAAGACAAATTGAAGATTGCTGGTAAAGCACCACAGACAATTCAGATCCGCGGAGACAAAGAGCTGTTCGCGTTAGGTCCTTGGGGTCGTTACCTGGCATCCCAGATTGTTCGACATTGCCCTAAACATGTGTTCATCAACATGAAAAAGACTTATCAAGAGATGTCTGATTGGGTGATGTTAAATGACCCTGGTGGTTTTTATTATGCCAGTGACGGCACCGCGTACGAGCAAAGCGTTCAAGGTTGGGGAGTTCGTGTGACAGAGAGTTTGTTGTATTACTTCGGAGCTCCTCAAGAGGTTGTCGAGCTGTACCAGAAAAGCAAATTGGAGAATACTGCCAACGGCAAAGAAATTGGCGTTTCTACTATGTCAGGAGAAATACTTACATTCCTTACCAACACCATGACTAGGATTGCGCGAAAGGCGTTCCAGTTGAACCTAAGCTCAAAGGATCCTGGGATGTGGGGAGGCGACGATTTGCTTCTGTTTAGCAAACCTCCAGAAAATCCGCAGTTTGCTCTTTACGCAGAGCATGATACTTTGGAAGAGAAGGATGAGTTCAGCACAGATCACGGCACTTTCTGCTCCTATTTGATCAAGAGAGCAGTTATCAAAGATCCTTTAATCTTGTACACCAACTTTATGAAAATGGTAGAGATGGGCAAGGTTGAAGAAGCCGTGGTAGGCTATGCTCCTGGTTTCGCTACGGTATACAACACCAGAGAGGTCCTGTACAATATCCTAAACGAGGAACAAATGATGGCGCATTCAGTCCTGACCAGGATTTATTTCAATTTGCGCAAATTCATGCGTACCAACGTGGGATTAGCTTGGGAGCAATTCCGAGTCGATTCTATTGAGCTAGACGGTTGGCTTGAGCCTCATGAGCTTAAGTCTCCTGAGTTTGAGAGTGTTTTGGTCGAGAATGAGGCAGGAGATCCTACCTATTATGAACCAATTCCCATAACTGAAGAATATCATGTCGAAGATCATTTCGATTATGATGATCATGAGGCCTTAAGAGGAGGCAGTACACCTGCCGATGGTCGAATCCAACAAATTATGGCACAGGAAAGTGTCATTAAGGACCTCCCCTCACCCGGTTTACCGGTGTTTGAGGCTGTTCCGTTGGGCTCTGAGGCTATCTTCAATGTTACTTGGGAAGACAATACCAGCAAAGACGTCAACGTCATTGGATCAATCAATGAGATCCTGGGCGATAGCGTGTTCAAATTCGCTAGACTGACCTTGGACAAAATCCAAGTCAAAGTGAACTTCTCTGCTTCGTCAGAGAGAGTTTACGCAGGTTGGTCTCCAGTGGGTTCAGGTCTAAGTACGACCCAAGTTGCTGGCAGAATGAATGGATTGCGCACTGGGGGCAATTCCTTGAAGCTCAATGAAGAGCATAAGTGGGATTTCGAAGTCCCTGGGGTGTTTTCCAAAATGGTTCACCCTACTATAGATTTCTTGGCGATTCCGAGGTTTCACCTTTTTGTTACGAAAGGAGCGCAAGTCTCTATGATTATCATGTGCAGGCAATACGGCCCTGTCACTGAAGATCTAGTGATTGGAGCTCCTAGTGGAGTTAAATGACTACAAGAACCTAATGAAAGGTCTACAAGTAGTAGTAGTGCAAGTTCCGATTCCATGTTTTCTCCCACTTTCTCTGTATATTTAAAAGAAGAGTTGTTAGGAGTTTTGGACGAAGATTGCGAGTTGTTAGTGTCTACCGCTGCGTTACCGCGCGGTGTCTACAACTATGAACCAGATG